ACAAACGTGGCGATCTCGTATATTGGGAAACCGATTGACTTATATACTGACGTAGATGACGATAAACACTTACGACGAATTTAAAACGCATATCCGCGAGACACTTGAGTCGCAAGGATCGACACGCGGGGAACTTGCGGTTGCAATGGATAAGGCAGGGATACTCCGAGCGCACACGGTGAGGTGCTTGCTTGGTACGCCTGGTACGGTGATCGGTAAACGAAAGCCAGCATTCGACTCTGCGCTTGCCATTGCTGGCGCAGCAGGGTTTGACATCGTCCTGCGTAAACGCACATGATCACCAAGCGTATAGCCATCGTCGCTGTCAATGAAGACGGCTATCGCATCGGGCAATCGCATCACAACGCAAGAATTTCAGATTATGCAGTACAGTGCATAAGGGACGCACGGGAGGAAAGAGGGCTTTCCTACGGCAAATTAGCGTCAATGTTCAAACTATCAAAGTCCACCATACAGAAACTATGCAACTATGAAAGACGCGCCCAAATCCCTCGCGCTTACAAAAAAGTCACCCAGTACCTCTGTGATCAAGCGACCAGTGGGCAAGCCGAAGCGCGGCCCGGTCATGCACAATCCCAAGGCAGCGGAAGTACTTGATTGGCTGTCAACAGGTGGAACCCTGCTTGAGTTTGCCAACCGCAAGGGCAACCCGGATGTGCGTACGGTTCACCTATGGAAAGAGGAAGACGAGGAATTTGCTGCACTTTATAAGGTCGCCCGTGACAAGGGACAAGAGGCAATGCTTGAGGAGTGCAAGACCCTGTGCGACACAGAGCCTACAGACGCAGTACAAGCCGCTTGGAGGCGTTTGCAGGTCGATACCCGGATGAAGTGCCTTCGGATGTGGAACCCCGCCCGGTGGGCAGAGCGCGTTGACATGAACCATTCCGGTGGCATCAGCCTGATGGTGGCAACAGGCGTACCGGAACGATAATGGCTCGCACCGTCAGTTTGCAGTACAAGCCGCGAGCATGGCAACGGACATGCCATGTCAGTAAGCGCAGGTTCACAGTGCTTGCCCTGCACCGTCGCGCTGGCAAGACTGAACTTGCCATCATGGAATTGATTGATAAGGCGATCCGGTTCAAGCAGGAACTTGGCCTGTTCTTCTACATTGCCCCGTTCCTGAAGCAAGCCAAGGCTATTGCCTGGGCGCGGCTCAAACAAAAACTTGCGCCCCTCCTCATGGAGAACGCCATTGACATTAACGAGGGCGACCTGCTCGTCACGTTCAAGCACAACGGGTGCGTCATCCGTATATTCGGTGGAGACAACCCCGATGCAATGCGCGGTGTGCGCCTTGACGGCTGCGTGATTGACGAGGTGTCGCAGGTCAAGCCGGAGGTGTGGAACGACATCATTCAGCCGGCACTGTCTGACCGTCAGGGTTGGGCAATGTTCATTGGGACACCGTCAGGCATCAACCTGTTCAGCGAGTTGTACTACCGCGCACAGTCGCTGCCCGATTGGAACGCCGCTCGGTACACGGTCTTCGACACCCAGGCAATTGATCCCAAGGAAGTCGAACGCCTGAAGCGCGACATGCCTGAGACTGCGTTTGCTCGCGAGTATCTGTGCGATTTTGCCGCCGCCGGCGATGACCAGTTGATCAGTTTGTCAGACGCTGAACTTGCAGCAAGCCGCGAATATACGGACAAAGACATTGAAGGATCACCCCGCATCATTGGCGTTGACCCTGCGCGGTTTGGTGATGACCGCAGCGTAATCTTCAAGCGTCAGGGTCTTGTTGCGTTTCCACCCCTTGTGTACAGGGGCATTGACAACATGGAACTTGCCGCTCGCGTTGCATCGGTCATGGAATCGTGGGAGCCGGACGCGGTGTTTGTTGACAGCGGTGCGGGTGCAGGAGTCATTGACAGACTGCGTCAACTTGACTTCGACCCCATCGAAGTGCCGTTTGGTGGCCGCGCCATTCAACCCGATCAGTTTGTCAATCGACGCACCGAGATGTGGTGGGGCATGAAAGAATGGATTGAGCAGGGTGGTGCAATACCAAATGACGTTGCGTTGAAGCAAGAGATGGCAACGCCTGTGTATTGGTTTGACCAGGCTGGTCGCAAGGTGCTTGAGTCAAAGGACGAGATCAAGAAGCGTTTGCAAGGTGGCGCATCACCTGACCTTGCCGATGCGCTTGCGTTGACGTTCGCATATCCGGTTCGTAAACGATCCCTATTTGATAAGTACAAGCGCAAATCAACTGCGAACGAAGAGTATGACCCATACAAACACGTTGTCTAGTACCCGTATGCACGGTGTAAAGGGCTAATTTATGCTGACGATTCGCCGCGCAACAATTGACGATGTGGAGGTTCTTACGCATATGAGTAGGCAATTCCACAACTTCGCGCCACACGCAGCGATGATCAACGCAACCGACACGGAATTGGAAGCCGCGATCCACGCGCTCATGGAACATGGGTGCTTGTTCGTCGCTGACCTCGGTGGGGTAGTCGTTGCCATGCTTGGCGCAATCATCAACCCCATTTGGTTCTGCCCCCGTGTCAAGATGGCGCACGAACTCGCATGGTGGGTCAACGAAGACGCACGGGGTAGCCGAGCAGCAATCCTGCTTGTCAAGGCGTACGAGGCGTGGGCAAAGGAACAAGGCGCACAGGTAGCCACAATGTCAGACCTGATGGTCAACACCACCGTGGAGCGGATGCTCAATCGGATGGGATTCCAGGCAAGCGAACGAACATACGCAAAGGAATTGTAATGCCACTATTCACGACTATTGGTGGAGCCATTCTCGGTACTTCCGGTGCAATTGCAGCCGGCGCGGGAACCGCAGCAGGTGCAGCAGCAGCAGCAACAGCGGCAACTGTCGGCGCGGCAGCAGTTGGAGCCGGCGCAGCAGCGGCTGGTGTTGGCATTTCAGCAGCAGCCGCAATGCAGGGTCAAGCGGCTCAACAGGACGCAATGCGTCAGCAGAAGAAGGCGCAAAGCCAAGCGACACGTGCAGCAGCATCACAGCAGCGTCAATCCGAGATGGCAATCAACGCTGCCAACCGCCGCTCACCTGATGTCAGCAGCATCATGGCTGGCGCATCAAAGGCAAGTGGTGTGTCAGGAACAATGCTTACCGGGCCGGCAGGTGTTGACCCGAACTCGCTCGCGCTTGGACGCAGTTCGCTGTTAGGTGGATAAACATGAGTCAATACACTGGCGACAACAACTCGTACGAAAACGCTCCAACACGCGACAGGCTGTTTACGCGGTGGGGTCAACTCAAGTCTGAACGTGCGTCTTGGTGGGCGCACTATCAGGAGTTGACAACCTTCATCCTCCCTCGCAATGGTCGATACTTCACGCAAGACCGCGACAAGGGACACCGCCGGCACAACGCCATCTACGACAACACAGGGACTCGCGCCCTACGAACTCTCGGTGCAGGGATGATGGCTGGTGCAACTTCGCCGGCGCGGCCGTGGTTTCGACTCGGAACCGCCGACCCTGAGTTGAATTCATACCAGCCAGTTAAACTGTGGCTTGATGATGTCACGAAGCGCATGCAGTTGGTCTTTCAACGATCCAACACCTATCGCGCACTACACGGAATGTACGAGGAACTTGGGACATTTGGTACGGCCGCCTCGATTGTGCTGCCGGACTTCACTAATGTCATCCACCAGTACCCCGTGACTTGCGGCGAGTATTGCATTGCCACGGACTATCAGGGTCGCGTTTGCACCCTGTACCGAGAATTTGAAAAGACCGTCAGCGAACTCGTCAAAGAGTTTGGCTACAAGAACTGCTCGACAAGTGTGCAGAACCAATTCGACAGGGGTTCCCTTGACCAATGGATCACCATTATTCATGCGATTGAACCTCGCGCTGACCGCGATCATTCAAAGCGCGACAGCAAGAATATGCCGTGGGCAAGTTACTACTTTGAGATCGGAGGAGAGCCAAACAAGTTCTTGTCCGAGAGTGGATTTGCTCAGTTCCCATGCCTTGTGCCTCGCTGGTCAACCGTTGGGGGTGATATCTACGGGAACTCGCCTGGCATGGAAGCATTGGGTGACATCAAGCAACTGCAACACGAACAACTACGCA